TAGGACGCGCGAGATATCGCCCCAAAAAGGACAGGGATCGCCCCAATATGAAGAGATGCCCAATCTGTAAAAAAGAAGTGAAAGGCGGCGCGAAGCGCATTTATGACACCCACAAATGCAAGAAAGCTGCTGAAAACGCTAAAAAAAAGAAACCTATCTCAAAAAAGGTTGCCATAGGGACTATTCATATCAATCGCCCCAAGGGACTCAATGAGATAGCGACGGACTATTGGGATAAAGTAGCGCCGACCGTCATTTCCCGCGGCCATCTTAACGTACTTTCTGAGGATGCCTTCGCTGAACTCTGTGACATTTATTCCCGGTTGCAGGACGTGAATGGGGCAATCAATGAGACAAACCGCTCCCTGCTTCAGATCGATGACAAATGGGACAACAAGGGCGGCGTTGAGACGCAGAGCTTCAAGGAATCAGCCCTTTCGGATCTCAAACGGAAGTATTCAAGATTGCTTTTGGATTACTGTAAGCAATTCTATTTGACGCCGCTTTCCAACAGGGGGGATTTTGGGTTGAATGTGGTGGAGAAAAGAAATGAGATGGAGGATCTTTTGGATTGATAATCTATAAAGCGGAAAACAAGATCAATGGGAAGGTTTATATCGGAAAGACGGTTTACAGTCTGGAATTTAGAATAAATGCCCATGCACACCGGACAGCACAACCGTTTTCCTATGCCTTGAAAAAGTACGGGATCGAAAACTTTGATATTTCGATTGTTGATGAAGCCGAGACAGAAGCTGAACTATCCAGAAAAGAAAGGGAATGGATCAAGAAATGTAATTGCCGTGCTCCTCATGGGTATAATCTCACCGATGGCGGGGAGGGATCGCTCGGGTATGTTCATCTCCCGGCGGCAAGGGCGAAAATATCAAAGGCAGCAAAAGGACGCAAAATGCCACCCCGTACTGACGCATTCAAGAAAATGATGTCCGATAAATACAAGGGAAGAGTGTTTCATCCCTGGACTGAGGAGTCCAAAAAGAAACTATCGGAAACACTAAAGAAGAGACCGCCCGCGTCAGAGGAAACGAGGGCGAAATTATCAAAGGCCTTTAAGGGAAGAATTATATCTGATTATGTCCGAAAATGTATATCTAAGGCGAATAAAGGGCGAGTTCATACCGAAGAAACAAGGAAGAAAATGGGTGATTCGCATAGGGGAAAACCGTTATCCAAGGAGCACAGAAGGAAGATAGGGGAAGGAAATCACAGGCGGGGGCCATGCTCGGAAGAAACGAAACGTAAAATATCAGAGAAGAGGATTCAATGGTGGGCAAAGCGAAGCACAGAAGAGCGCAAGCAAGTTATGAAGAATGTGAGACGGGGGCAGAAAGCGCCACCATCACAGATCCTGGCGAGCTTAGGGCTTTAAGGGTCAAAACCTTTATCAGGAACTTGACTTTCAGTAAAGGAGAATGGGCGGGAAAGACATTTACACTCCTTCCGTGGCAGGAGAATCTTGTCGATAAATTATTCGGAACGCTCAGGGAAGATGGTTTCCGGCAGTATCGCACGGCTTTTCTGGAGATACCAAAAAAAAACGGCAAAAGCGAGCTGGGTGCAGCCCTTGTCCTGTATATGCTTTGCGCTGATGGTGAGGGGTCTCCCGAAGTATATGGTGCTGCCTCAGATAGGGAACAGGCTAGCTTAATATATCATGCCGCTGTTTCTATGGTTACAAACAGTCGTATATTGTCTGGTTGTTGTAAGATATTAGATTCAAGAAAAAGAATAATATATTCTAAAAACAATGGATTTTATCAGGTTTTGTCGGCAGAAAGTTATACGAAACACGGAATTTCACCGAGCGCAATTTTTTTTGATGAAATTCATTCGCAGCCAAACGGGGAGCTATGGGAAACACTCACAGCCGGAACCGACTATGCTCGATCACAGCAACTTGTATTTGCCATGACCACGGCGGGCATCTATGACAAGAATTCGATCTGGTGGAAACTACGCACCCGGGCGCAGCAGGTCAAAGCCGGGATCATCGAAGACCCGCGTTTTCTCCCGGTCCTCTACATTGCGGATCCGGAGAAAGACGACCCGGCAGACGAGGAGCTCTGGAAGCGTGTCAACCCGTCCCTGGGGCAGATATTCACCCTTGATAAGATCCGCCAGGATTATAAAGAGGCCAAGAACGATCCCGCGGACTTTCAGAACTTCCTCCGTTTTCGCCTCAATATCCCCATAAAGAGCCTCTCCCGCTGGATGCCCATGGACAAATGGGACGCCTGCGACGGCCCGGTTGACCCTGGCATCCTCAAAGGCCGGATCTGCTATGGCGGTCTTGACCTCTCCTCAAAGATTGACCTTGCGGCCTTCACGCTCGTTTTCCGGCCGGAAGGTGAAGATGGACCCTGGGATGTCCTGATTCGCTTCTACTGCCCAGAGGAGGGGATATTGAAGCGCTCCCGCGTTGATAAGGTCCCCTATGATCAATGGGCGCGGCAGAGCTTCATCACGGCGACGCCGGGGAATGTGGTCGATTATGACTGGATCAAGAAAGACGTATTCCAGGCGGCGAAGGATTATGACCTCCGGGAAATAGGCTTCGATTCATGGAACGCCCAGGCCACGGCGACGGACATCATGAACGAACTGAATCCGAGCGGATATGAGGATGGCTTTCAGATGGTGGAGATGCGCCAGGGAGCAAAGACGTTCAACGAGCCGATGAAGGACTGCCTTGTCCACGTTATGACGGGCAAGATCCGGCATGGCGGCCACCCGGTTCTGCGCTGGTGCGCTGACAACTTGGTTGTCCGGAAGGATGTGAATGGGAATATGGCGCCGGATAAAGAGAAGGCGACCGAGAAGATTGACGGCATGGTCGCCCTCTTCATGGCCTGGGGTCGGGCAATGCTTTGGAAGGAAACCAGGTTTGTCTATCACCCCGGCTCCATCACCCGGATCGAGGCCGATGAATCTGAGCCTGTCAAAGAGGAAATCAAGGCTCGGGAAGCCGAAAACCTATGCAAAAGGTGCGGAAAAGACACAAAGAACAAGGAATTTTGCCCAAACTGCGGGGCGAAGACAGGGATGAAACAAGGGTAAAATCATGATCACCGGCTGGAAAGAAATTATTGATCATACTGGATATTCGAGGAGTACGCTTATTCAGCTAATGAAAAAAGAGTCCTTTCCAATACAAATCATCGCCAGGAAACCCACTACAACCGATCAGGCTATTCAGGAATGGTTCAAAAAGCGCCTAAAACAATCAAAACCTACCTCAAATTAATCCCTGTCAAGCATTTTCTTATGCTCTCAGATGTCGCCGAGTAGTCGCTGAGTGATTTCTGCCGTTTTCCTGAAAAACCCGGTTTATGATCCCATCAAAAGAGAAATGCAACCCGAAGAACCTTATCTATTTTCGATTGTGAGTGCGGTATGCGTTAAATGGCCCTCATCACGGCGCAAGGATCAGAGAAATCCCGAAACGGTGGGTGGTTGACACGGTATTTTCGGGGTTTTTTCGCTTCGGGGCAGGAAAATAGGGTTGCAGTAAGGCCCAAACCGTCTTTTTGGGATGACTGGTGGTACACCCGCGTTGAAAACCCCACGGCAGCGGGCGTGAGCGTCGATGAAAGTTCCTGCCTGAAATTCTCCCCCGTCTTTGCCGCAGTCCGGAAAATCAGCGAAACCATCGCCTCATTGCCCCTGATTACCTACCGGGAAGGCGAAAAAGGCAAAAAAAGGGACACAAAACACCCCCTTTACCCCATTTTGCACCATCGCCCGAACCCGGAAGAGACCCGGATGCAGATGTGGGAGGCCCTCATGGCGCACCTGCTTCTGTGGGGAAACTGCTACTGCCATATCCAGCAGGATCTACTCGGGCGAGTGATCGCCCTCTGGCCCCTCGATCCTTCCCGCATGGAAGTCACGCGGCCAACCGAAAACGGGCCTCTTGTTTATCAATATCGGCTCACAGATAACGGCGAAAAGGTGCCCTTTCCGTCCTGGGAGATCCTTCATATCGCCGGGTTGGGCTTCAATGGCCTGTCCGGTTACTCGGTTATCTCCCTGGCGCGGGAGGGGATCGCCACGGGCCTCGCCTATGAGGAGTATTCTGCGCGGTTCTTCTCCAACAACGCGACTCCCGCGGGATTCCTTGAAATCCCCGGTGTCGTGGATGCGGAGACAAAGAAAACCATCCGGCAGGATTGGTACGACACCTATGGCGGGGTGTCCAAGTCACAACTGATCGGCGTGATCGGCCAGGGGATGAAATTCAATCCCATTTCCGTCAAGGCGAGCGATGCGCAGTTCCTGGAATCCCGGAAATTTTCAGTTACCGAAGTCTGCCGATGGTTCAATATCGCGCCTCACATGATTTTCGACCTGGAGCGATCGACAAACAATAACATCGAACAGCAGTCCCTTGAATCCGTCATTTACACCTTCCGGCCCTGGTGCGTCCGGATCGAACAGGCAATCCAAAACAAGCTGATCACCGAGGATGATGTCACCGTGGAGCATCGGCTCGAAGGCCTCCTCCGGGGGGATACGGCGGCCCGGACGGCCTACTACATGGCCGGAATCCAGAACGGATGGCTATGCCCGAATGACATCAGGGAGCTGGAGAACATGGAACTGATCGACGACGGGGACATCTACTTGCGGCCGATGAACATGATTCCGCTGGGCGAGGAGCCCCCGGAGCCGGTCGCAAAAGAGAACAACCTGATCACCCTGAAGCAGCAGGCCCAGGCATGAGGAGAATGACCTATGACTGAAAACTATCATCACATCCCCGTACTTGACGGGGATTTCGTCGGGGAAACCGTGACGGACATTTATGCCGACCGCGGAATCAGAGCGACCATTGGGAAACTCAAAGGCGACGAGACCGGCGCGGTCCATATCCGGGAATATCTATTCGACACCGAGAAATGGTCGTTTGCGGATGCCGATAAGTGGGTAACGGATCACAAGCAGCGCTCCGGCATTGAGCGGCGCTCATTCGATACCGTGATCGGATTTTCAAAGGAAGACAAGGGAGAAGTCCGCCTCCGGGGTTTGGCGATCCCATACAACAGGCTCAGCGACAACCCGATTCCCGGAATGCCGGATATCAAGGAACGAATCCTCCCCGGCGCTTTCACGCGGACACTCGCAAGCGGGCGCGACGTGATGATGCTCTGGAATCACGAGCTTAAATATATCTTTGGCCGGACGACCAGGGGAACATTGCAACTGACTGAAAATAATGACGGCGTGAATTTCGACAATGTACCCCCAGAATCGAATTGGGCCAAGGATCTGCTTCCCTCCATAAAACGGGGGGACTACACAAACATGAGCTTCGGTTTCAAGGATGATGTCAAGCCGCACCTGACCCTGGAGAATGGCAAGTATGTGCGAAACGTATCACAGGCCACGCTGTTTGAGATTTCTCTGGTCCCTTTCGCGGTTTACGAAACGACATCAATCGGAATGCGCAGCGCGGACAGGTTCATTATTGATGATGTGGTCCTGCCCGATCCCGCTGCGGAACAGAGACGGGCAGAGACGGAACTCGATCGGTTTTCTCAGGTCGAGGCCCAATTCAATCAATTAAAAGACAAATGGCTTAAATGAGGAGGATTTCGAGATGGCATCTTTAGACAGAACGATCGAATTGACCAAGCTCATTCAGTCCCGGATGGCTGAATGCGAGGCCATGAAAAACAAGGCGCAGGATGAAAACCGGCACCTTAACGAGGAGGAGCGGAAGCGGTTCGGGGAGTTTATGACCGACGTGGCCGTTTATACCGAGGAACTGGAACTCGAAAAGAGGGAGGCGGCTGTGCGCGAACGGCTCGCAAGGCCGATGAGTGATGGCATGAGGCCGAACGTCGATCCGGCAAAAGACGAACTCCAAGAGAGATTTCCCGGCCTTCCCCCGAAAGATGAGCGATTCGCCACCTTCGGCGATGCGCTTGTCGCGGTTCGGAACGCAGCCGATCCGACAAGAGGGGTTGACCGCAAGCTCCGCGCCCCCGCGGGTATGAACGAAGCCACCCCGAGCGACGGCGGCTTCCTGCTCCAGATGGACTATGCTTCGGAAATCAAGAAGCGGATGTTCTCCACCGGACAGATCCTTCCGAGATTGACCCGGCTCCCTATCGGTTCCAATAGCAACTCCATCACGATACCCGCAGCGGCGGACGATACGGAAAGCGCCGGCGTGTTCGGCGGAATCATTGCTTACTGGCTATCGGAAGCCGGAACCAAAACAACCAGCGCCCCGAAATTCCGGGAGCTGGAATTGAAACTCAAAAAGATGGCCGTGGTCGTTCCGACGACCGACGAGCTGCTCAACGACAAGGTGACGCTGGAGGCCTTCATCCGGACGGGCTCCAATCTTGCCCTCGTCAAAGAGGCTGAGAAGCAGGTTATCCGGGGCGTGGGCGCCGGCCAACCCCTGGGCATCCTGAGCAGCGGGGCGCTCGTGACGGTAGCAGCCGAAACCGGCCAGCTTGCGGATACCATCGTTTACCCGAACATCGTCAATATGTGGTCCCGGATGTACGCGGACAGCCGGACCAATGCGATATGGCTGATCAATCAGTCCATCGAACCGCAGCTCTACACGATGGGAATCACCGTCGGCGTCGGCGGATCTCCCGTCTATCAGCCGCCCGGAGGCGCGAGCGCTTCTCCCTATGGAACGCTATTTGGCCGTCCGGTCATTCCCTGCAATCATTGCAGCAAGCTCGGGGATGCAGGCGACATCATCCTGGCCGACTTCGGCGAATACCTCTGGATTGAAAAGGGCGGCGTCCAGGAAGCGACCTCGATCCATTACGCCTTCATCACGGATGAAACCTATTACCGTTTCGTTCTGAGGTGCGACGGACAGCCGGCCTGGAGCAAGGTTTTCACTCCCGAGCAGGCGACCACGGCAACGCAGTCACCTTTTGTCACGCTGGCTGCGAGGGCTTAACGATTTAACAACCTAACAGGCGGGGGCTAACCTACGGCGACGCACCCCGCCAAAACAGGAGGAAAAGACTATGTTATCAGAAAAATTCAAGATCGTACCTGTGGCAAACTACCTAGATATCAGTCCGGCGACTGCCTATACGGATTCCATCAAAATGTCGAATTTTCACCGGGCGACCTTCATTCTCCAGATCGCCACACTGGGCGGCGCGGATTCCCACCTCTGGGCTTACAGCGGCGCGGCTGACGCCACCTACACCTCGGCCCTTCCGTTCAAGTATGCCTTCGGCGGGGCCGCAGCAGGATCAGCGAGCTGCGATGTCCTGGCGGCCTGGACATCCAACCTTTCATCCGGCACTCCGGCAGCCGTCCATCTCACGAATGCCACTTACAGTGATTACATGATGATCGTTGAAGTGGACGCCGCGGATATGGACATGGCGAACCAGGAGGAATGGCTCGCGCTGGGCTTCCTCGATACCGACGGCGGAGCCACGGGCAACGTCACCGTGATTGCAGTCCTCGAACCGCGATACACGGCAAACCGGTCGGCCACGGCATTAGCATAACCCGATGAGGTTCGGGCGGTCCTCTTAAAACCGCCCTAATATTCGGAGGTACTGAAAAATGGCGAAGAAAAAAGAATTTTCGGGAACGCAGGAGGAGCTGACGGAAATGGTACTGGCTCTCGAGGAGAGGGTCGCAAGGCTTGAAAATGAGCGGGTGGCGGCAGTCAACAACCAATTTGAGATTTGGATGGACAACAAGGTCCGGGGGTTTGAATACGGGCCGGATCTCAAAAAAATCGTCATGCCGCAATGCGTCGGAAAGACAGCAGAGGAATCAAGGAAGATTTTCTTTGTTGAACGCGACAGGTTGGTAAAGGAGAGATATCCGGGAAGGCCCACTCCGATGTGGGTTTGAACAATTTAACCGATCCGCCCCGAGGGATGGCGGCACCGCGATTCAGATCCCATGAGCCGGTGAAATGGAGGACTTGAAAATGGGAGAGACAAGAGCAGACTGGAGAGGAAACCAGCTTTTTTTCCGGGATGGTTCGACTTACGAAACCGTCAAACCTATCGCCCCAATCGTTTTCTATGACGATTTCCTGGGGACAGTTCTCAATACCGATTTCTGGACGGACCTGGACCTGAACAGCGCGACGACAGCCGCGCCGGCCCTGAGTGTGTTCGATTGTGAAATCGGGCAAGTCAACGAGAACGCAGCCGCCGGCTGCTACGGCAAAGACGACAAAGCATTTAACATCGGAAAAGGGCTTATCTTTGAATGCCGCCTGGCGGTCGTAACGGCCCCCACGCTGACTACTGAAATTGGCTTTGGGGTCATGAATGACTCCTACGGCGCGGATTCAATGAGATTCCTGCTTGCCGACGAAGTTGCCAAGTATGCCTTCTTCGGGTTTTACACAACCGTCGGCGCGGGCTTGATCCCGGTGATCAGAACGGATGACGGAACCCATGACAGCGGTATCATCAGTTCTGCAATCACAGCGGTAGCCCTCAATGCCTACCATGTCTATCGGATCGACTTCACTTCTCTTGAAGATGTGAAATTCTACATCGATGGGGTTGGGGTCGCGACCTCAACGACCTTCGTCATGCACACGGCTGCGAGCCTTACGGTTCAGCCGTGGATTTGTGTCTATAAGCATGATGACGCGACAACGTCAGCAGCAGGAGAGTTCAAGCTCGACTATGTGAAAATGTGGCAGGCAACCCGATAAAGGAGGCTAATCATGGGCGCAACAAACAGCAAATGGCGCGGTGGTCAGTTGGCCTTCTTTGACGGGTCAACTCACGAAACAGTGGAGCCGTTCGCCCCGGTCTATGTCTATGACGACTTCCTCGGCTATGACGTAGCCAAAACGGACGGCCAGTTTTTCAACCTCAATTCAACCTCTGACAGCTTCTGGACGATAGCGGCGACCGGCGTCGGTGGTCCTGCGACGGTTCAAAAAGCATTAAGCAATGTGACCTTGCACCTGGAGGCCGATGTCGAAACGGAGGATGCCGGGATCTATTCCAATACCCTGGTATTCAATATCGACAAGGGGCCGATCTTTGAAGCCAGAATTGATGTGGCCGTCCTGCCGACGCTTGAAGCGGAAGTTCACATAGGCTTTCAGGGAGAAGCCCATGTCGCCGATGATCAGGTGGCCGCGGCGGATGACATCGATAAACATATCTTCTTTGTGCTCGATGGCAGCGGGGCTTATGTGATCTATGCCGATGACGACACGACTGACAACGATGCAGTGGCGACGGGCATCACCGCTGTCCCTGGAACGTACAATATTCTGAGGATCGATTGCACAGATCCAACCGATGTGAAATTTTATATTGATGGTGTTGGCGTCGCGACCGGGACCACATTTAACCTGTCAGGCGGGACTCTGATGATGATGCCTAACATCATGGTGACGAAGGCCGGAAGCGCGGGACTCTGTGATGTGAAGATCGATTATGTCAGAGTCTGGCAGGCGACAAGATAGGGGATTGAATCATGCCCGATTTAACTTCTCTCGGACTGGCAACGCTGGTGACGGCTCCGATACTGGAGCCGATCACCCTCGCGGAATTAAAGCTGCATCTTCGGCTCGACAGTGGTTCATTCGCCGACAGCATCGATGAAACGCAGTCCATAGCGCCGGGGCTAAAAGCCTTCATCAACGACTGGACGACTCACGCCGGAGCAGCCGTCGAGGTTCTGGGATATACCGCCATCGTGTCCTTTGCAGCCGGGGCAGTCGGGGCGAGCGGGACCATCGATGTCAAGATCCAGGAATCCGATGACAACGTCACCTTCACGGATTGGTCAACCGCCTTCACCCAGGTCACCTATGATGGTGTTCTGACCACAGCAGCCCTGGCCATCGGGACAACCCTGACCAATGTGGCAAACGGGCTTTTCACCTATTTCATCGCCGGCACTGCCTACTCCAAGCCCGCCGATGCAGCCGGAACCGCACCCGGAAATGATGTGATCCCGATGGGTAAATACGGGGCGGTTGCCTTTGATATCGGGGCCGACAATGTGATCGATGTGATCGAGGCGGCGGCGAACGCGGCGGGATATGCAACGGCAGCCCTGGCCACCGCTGGCCTCGCCGTTCCTTTGGCTGGTCATGTCCGGATGGGATCGGTGACGGCCATGAAGTCTGATGGGGCTTTTACCTTCGGAACAACGGCCCTCAACGCGGCCAATACGACCGTCGCCTATACCCAGGCCACCTTGACGGCGAACTTCAACACGACTTACGAGAAGGCCTACACCGGGACCAAGCGGTATATCAAAACGGTTGCGAAGGTCCTAGTTGCCGACAGCTCCTTCGGAACCACGATCATCCGTCAGGCAGTGACCTCAGCCGAAGATTCCCTTTTGACGGACCTCATCACGGCGGCGCGGGAGCATGCCGAATACCTTACCCAGAGGGCGCTCCTCACCCAGACATGGGACTATTTCCTAGATGCCTTTCCGGATGTGGATTATATCCGGCTGCCTTATGGGAACCTTCAAAACGCGGCAGGGACGGCTCCGATCGTCACCTATACGGATTCGGACGGTACTATCACCACAATGACCGTGACGACGGAGTATCTTGTCGAAACAAACGGCAAGCGATGCGGGCGGATCGTCCTTCCCTATGGCGTGTCCTGGCCCACTGCGACCCTTTACCCCTCGAACCCGATCAAGATCCGCTTTGTCTGTGGCTGGACCACGGCGGCCCTTGTGCCTTACCGGATCAAGGCCGCAATCAAGATGATTTGTTCCAAGCTCTATGAGTCACGCGGTGAAGATGTCCTGGGGCAGACGGTTACAGAGGACAAGGCCGTTGACCGGCTTTTGATCGGAGAACGGCTCTGGGACAACGCCGTATAAAACGACAGGGCAGCGGGCCGGGATGCTCGAACATCCCCCTGAAGGGTAACAGGAAAGGCCCACCACCCCGGAAAGCCGATATCACAAAAAAGGGGGAACGGCAATGATGGAACTCGGAAGCGGAATAGCAATAGCGGGCCTGTGCGTATCCGGGGGGGCTGTGGCAATCACGGCAATCAGGACCTTTGCCAGCCGCACCATCGTTGGCGGCGTTGATGGCGCAAACGGAAGAGACGGGAGAAATGGAACCGATGGACACAATGGACGTGATTCCATCAGTTTCCCTTGCAGAGAACATTCGGGGATTGTCGCGTCTCTCGGCGGGATCAAAGAGAGCCAGGAAAGACAAGAGAAGTGGATGCAGGACATATCAAAGGACGTGAGGCGGATCTTAGAGAAATGATCGACTACATCAAAAGGTGCTGGAAGGTTGTGGCTACGATTAGCGGGGCGCTTGCGATCATTGTCGCCCTGTCAACCTTTTACGCAAGTCTTGCCACGAGCGAGGATCTTGCCCAGGTCCGGGCCGAGACAAAGGCGGCGATATCAGAGTTCAAGAAGTCAATGGACCTGGACAGGGATATTGCCAGGCTGAATCAGGTGAACGACGCGATCTTGCAGGCAAGGCTACTGCTGAAAAGCCGCCCGAACGACAGGGACTTGATCGAAACCCTCAAAGCGCTGAAACAGGACAAGGTCAAGCTTCAGGAAAGGATTGATAAGCGGTGAACCTCGATCTGCTCCGGGAAATGCTGAAACGTCATGAAGGATTGCGGTTGAAACCGTACCCTTGCAGCGCGGATGTCTTGACCATCGGCTATGGCTGGAATCTGTCAAACATCCTACCCGAAGACATTGCATCATATTTGAGGGTGACGGGCGAAATCACGAGAACAATGGCCGAGAGGCTTTTGAACATCTCCATCGAAACGGCGACCCGGCAATGCTGGTCGATCTTCCCTCAGTTCGGGGGATTTACGGAAAAAAGGCAAATGGCCTTGATAGACTTCGTTTTCAATGTCGGCGCAGGGGGGACACTGAAATTCAAGAAGGCTCTTGCGGCGATAGAGACCGGCGATTGGGAAAAGGC